CCGCGTCGAAAGAGCACCCGCCGATGCCCTGAACAAGGACTACGCGGACGCGCTTGCTTTCAACGAAGAGCCGGTGACTATCATCATCCAACCCGGCAGCGAGAAGAATGCTCCGCGTGTCGTGGACTGCTGGGTCAACGGCAAGGGGCTGGAACTCCTGCACGACGGCCGCTGGTTCGAAACCGGTGCCGCTCCGGTGGGTCGCCCCTTCACCACCAAGCGCAAGTACGTCGAGGTGATCGCACGCTCCAAGGTCGACCGTATCGAAACCCGGCACGACGACGAGTCGGCCGAGAATCCCCGCAACTGGGTGGAGCGTTCCACCTACGTGCGTGCGCCACTGTCCCTCATCGAGGACAAGAACCCCAAGGGTGCTGAGTGGTTCTCCCGTATTGTCGGGATGAACGCGTAGCGTGACCTACATCGGGCTCATCCAGCGCTTGTGGCAGGAAGCCGGCGCGAGTGGCACCTCCCCGGGACCGACCACGGTCACGGGCGCCACGGGTGAGACGCTTCGGCTCGCCAACTGGATAGCAGAAGCCTGGATGGAGATCCAGCGCAAGCACCGCGACTGGGGCTGGATGCGCTCAAGCGCCAGCTTCACCACGGTGGCCGGGCAGATGCAGTACCCGCTCGGGTCCGGCGCCGGTACGGTTGGCGTCACCGCGGCGACGCACGGCATGTGGGCGGTCGGCACAGGCCGCTCTTACGTGACGGCAACCGGCAACACGTCGGAAGCCTTTGTCGACCCGATCGACTACGACGTCTGGCGTGACCACTGGAACTTCGGCGGGTTTCGCAGTTCCCGCGCGCGGCCCTACGAGGTCGCTGTTGCTCCCGACAAGTCGCTGTGCCTGGGCCCGAACGTCGATTCCATCTACACCGTCACCCACGACTACTTCACCGCGCCGGTTGCGCTCGCCGCCGACGCCGACATCCCGAGCATGCCCGATCGCTTCCACATGGCGATCGTGTGGCGGGCGCTCATGGAGTATGGCTCGTACGAGAACGCCCCGGAGGCTTACGACCGCGGCGAGAAAAACTTCAAGTCCCTGATGCGCGAGCTCGAGGCCGACCGGCTGCCGCAGATGCAGTGGGCCGGCGCTTTGGCGTAGGTTTCCCATGCCGATGCGTGCAGGACAGCCGACGCAGTACGACGTCGTCGAGCTGCGGGGCGGCCTTGACCAGATCACGCCCACGCTCTCGCTCAAGGCGGGAGTGCTGCGGGCGTCGCAGAACTACGAGGTAGCACCCACCGGCGGATACGCACGCGTGGGCGGGTACGAGCGCTACGACGGTAACGCACGCCCGAGCGACGCGAGCTACCAGGTGATCCAGGTCACCTCGTTCACGAACACGCCGACGGTGGGGCAGACGCTCACCGGCAACACCTCCGGCGCCACCGGCACGATCATTGCCGTCGTCAGCGCCTCGAACTACATGGTGATCACGCAGGTCACCGGCACCTTCACCGGCACCGAGGTGGTGAAGGTCGGCGCCACGACCATCGGCACGCAGACCCTCGTCACCGCCACGATCACGAGCCAGTCGTACGCGCAGTACCAGAACCTGGCCGCCGACGTGTACCGCGCGCTCATCAGCGCGGTTCCCGGGTCTGGCGCCATCCGCGGCGTCTTCGTCTACAACGACCTCGTCTACGCCTTCCGCGACAACGCGGGCGGCACGAGCTGCGACCTGTGGGTCTCCAGCGCGAGCGGCTGGACCCAGATCAATTACAAGTACGAGGTCAGCTTCACCGCGGGCGGCGCGGGCACCCCGGCCGATGGCGCCACCCTCACGCAGGGCGGCGTCACCGCGACGATCCGCCGGGTGATGGATTCCAGCGGATCCTGGGCGGCGAACTCCGCCGCCGGCCGCTTCATTATCGACGCCCCGACTGGCGGCAATTTCGCCGCCGGTGCGGCGACCGCGGGCGCGGTGGCGGTGACGCTATCCGGGGTGCAGACCGCGATAACGGTCAACCCGGGCGGCCGATACAACATGGTCACCGGCAACTTCACAGGCACGACCAGCACCTCGCGCGTGTACGGCGCGGATGGCTCGAACCGGTGCTTCGAGTTCGACGGCACGACCTACGCGCCGATCACCACCGGCAGCACGCCCGACACCCCGTCGCACGTGATGGTGAACAAGAACCACCTCGTGGCGGCGATCCTGTCCTCGCTCGTGATCTCGGGCACCGGCACCCCGTACCGCTACCTCACGACTGACGGCGGTGCCGAGATCGCCACCGGCGACACGGTCACCGACCTCCTGCTGCAGCCTGGCTCGCAGACGGTCGGCACCCTCGCGGTCTATTGCCGCAGCAACACCCTCATGCTCTACGGCACCAGCGTCTCCGACTGGAACCTGGTGCCCTTCAACACCGGCGCCGGCGCGATCGCGAATACTGCCCAGAACATGGAGCAGAGCTACGCGCTCGATGACGCCGGGGTGCGATCGCTCTCGACGACGCTGAACTTCGGCAACTTCACGCAGGCGACGCTCACCTACCCGATCTACCCGTTCATCGCAGCCGAACGCACGAAGACGACCTGCTCGCTCGTGTGCCGCACGAAGAGCCAGTACCGGATCTTCTTCAGCGACGGGTACGCGCTGCACATGACGATCGTCAACGGGAAGCTCCTGGGCTCCATGCCCCAGGTGTTCCCGACCGGGATGAACTGCGCGTTCTCCGGCAAGTTGAGCACTGGCGACGAGGTGATGTACGCGGGCGGCAACGACGGCTACGTGTACCAGCTCGACAAGGGTTCCAGCTTCGATGGGGCGGACGTCAACGCCTACATGACGTTCAACTGGAACTCGATGCGTTCCGCGCGGATCCTGAAGTTCTTCCGGCGCGCGAGCGTCGAGATGCAGGGCAACTACTACGCGGCGATCAGCTTCGGGTACTCCCTTGGGTACGGCACCACCGAACTCTCGCAGCCGACCGCGCAGTCCTACACCTCGGGTTTCAGCGGAGCCCCGCAGTGGGACCTCTTCGTCTGGGACTCCTTCATCTGGGACGGACAGACGATCTCGCCCACCGAGATCGGGCTCTCCGGCACGGCCGAGAACATCCAGATCACGATCAGCTCGGGTACGGACTACATCTATCCGTACACGGTCAACAGCGTAATCACGCACTTCACGCCGCGGCGTGGCATGAGGTAACACATGTCGGAATATTACACACACGGAAGTTACCCGACGACGGGCGCGACGGGATCCTCGGCCGCGATGCGGGCCGAGCTCGACGCTATCAGCGCCGGCTTCAGCCTGTTGCCGACGATGGCGGGCAACGGGAACAAGATTCTTGCGGTCAACGCCGGCGGTACCGCGCTCACGTCGATCACCACTGCCACCGGCATCATCACCTTCCTCGGTACGCCCTCGAGCGCGAACCTGAAGGCGGCAATAACCGATGAGACCGGGTCTGGTGCGCTTGTGTTCGCGACCTCGCCGACCCTGGTCACCCCGCTGCTCGGGACACCAACCTCCGGCACGCTGACCAACTGCACGGGCCTGCCGGTGTCGACCGGTATCAGTGGCCTGGGCACCGGCATCGCTACTGCGCTCGCGGTGAACACGGGTTCTGCCGGCGCGCCGGTCCTTTTCAACGGCGCACTCGGAACACCTTCCAGCGGAAACCTGGCGAATTGCACCGGCTACCCCGGCAAAGCCTACAGCAGGGTGGTCCGCACGGCCGGGAACGTAACAACTTCCAGCACGTCGCTTGTCGATTTCACCGGCGCCACCGCGACCATCACGACTGGTGCGAATCCCGTGAACGTTGGCTTCTCCGCCGGCGCATACATGACGGGATCGAACGGCGACATCACGTGGAACGTACTCGTCGACGGTACCGCCCAGCTCGGGACGGGCGGCGTGCGTATGGGCATGGATACGAGCACGGCGCACAACTGCTCGTTCACCTGCCAGACGGCGGCACTTTCAGCCGCCTCGCACACCATCAAAGTGCAGTTCATGGTTTCCGCCGGCACAGCGAACGTCGAGTGCAATGCGGGCAACGCCAGCGTTTATTGGGTCAGCGAAGCGGGTTGAGATAAATGAAAGTTCTTCACGAGATTTGCCTGGATCACGATTCCAGCGATAAGGAAGCAACCGCCGCACTCATGCAGCGGGTCTATGCGGCATTGGGACACGGCCCCGAATTTCGGTGGTACGCGGACAGCCCCAAGGACACTGTGCACGGGCGAATCATCGAAATGAGAATCTGTGACACGAGGCTTCTCGGGTCAGACATCCTGGAGTTTCGCGACGGTAGCCAAGAGGTGGCCAGCGCCGACAACATCGCCCGCTGGTTCGAGGAACTTGGCCACCGGCTTGTTCGTATCGAAGGCAACAAGGCGTTCGGGAACACCCTGGTACATCTGCAAGTGACAGAGAACGCGGAAGCGCCAAACGCGTTCCGTAAAACCACGCTTGCTCGCTCGACCGAGGCGCCATCCGAAGAAGAGATCCGCCGCAGGCTGGACACGCTGGGCGCCATCGCATGAGCACCGAACACCCCCAGCGTCGGTCGAGCGACGTGGTTGTGAACCAGCTTGTGGCCGATGTCGCGGAGCTCAAGGACGCGCAGCTGAAGCAGGTCGCAGCGCACGCCGAGCTCTCCCGGAAGATGGACCTCAACACCAGCATCACGGAGCAGGTGCGCGACATCCTCGCCACCTTTCGCATCATGGCTCAGATCGCGAAGTGGGTCACGGCGATAGTGGCCGGTGTCACCGCGGCGTATCACGGGATCGCGTCGCTGAAGGGATGATTGCGCTGGATGAGTTGCGACGGCTGATGCCGTCGGCAGGGTCGCGTGCCGCCGCTTTCGTCGAGCCGCTGAATGACGCGATGCTCGAGTTTTCGATCGACAACCCGCTACGCGAGGCGGCGTTCCTCGCCCAGGTGGCGCACGAGTCCGGTGAACTGAACTTCGTGCGCGAACTCTGGGGCCCGATCGCCGCTCAGGTGCGCTACGAGCGCGACCCGGCCGCACCGTGGCCGGCGTCGGCGGAAGAAGCAAAGCAGCCGGCGTTCGAGCGCAACCGGCTCGCGTTCACCTTGGGCAATACGGAGGTCGGCGATGGTAAGACGTTCCGTGGTCGCGGCCTTATCCAGATCACTGGCAGGAGCAACTATCGCGAGTGTGGTGCTGCTCTCGGTGCTGACCTTGTGGGCAGCCCTGTTCTGCTGGAACAGCCTGGGCTTGCGGCACGATCCGCAGCGTGGTTCTGGAAGACGCATGGGCTGAATGAGCTGGCTGACAAGGGCGACTTCCTGCTGATCACGAAGCGCATCAACGGCGGCACCAATGGCTACGACAAGCGCGTGGCGTTCTACGCGGTGGCGAAGAAGATTTTCCAAGGAGAGTACGCATGAGCGCGCTCGGCATAGGCGAGGTCGCTGACCTCGCGAAGGACGTCATCAACCGCTTCTTCCCGGACAAGTCCGAGCAGGAGAAGCAGCAGCTCACCGCCACCGTCGCCCTGATCCAGGGCCAGCTCGAGATCAACAAGGCGGAAGCCGCCAACCCGAACACGTTCGTGTCCGGCTGGCGCCCGTTCATCGGGTGGGTGTGCGGCGCGGGTTGCGCGTGGAACTGGGTCGGGCTGCCGATCGTCAAGGCTGGCCTTGCCATCGCGGGCCACCCGATCGTGCTCTCCCCGGCGGACATCTCCGAGATGCTGCCGCTCTTGCTCGGCATGCTGGGCCTTGGCGGTTTGCGTACCGTCGAGAAGATCAACGGCGTCGCAGCGAAGTAGAGACGTGGTAAGCCTGCCGAGAAGTTCGGGACTGTACGAGATCGTAAACCTCGTCAACGGCAAGCGCTACATCGGCAGCGCGAAGGACATACGGGAGCGCTGGTACAAGCATCACCACCGCTTGAGAAAAGGCACTCACCACTCACCCGCGTTGCAGAACTCTTGGGACGCGCATGGCGAGAAGGGGTTTGCCATACGCCCGTTGCTGCTGTGCTCGGAAGATAACCTGCTGTTTTACGAGCAGCGATGCCTCGACGTCCTACGGCCTGAGCTCAATGGCTGCCCCGTCGCGGGCAGAACCACCGGCTATCGCCACACCGAAGAGACGCGCGCCCGCATGCGAGCGATACAGCAACGACTCGGTGCGATGAGAGCAGGCGTACCCGCTAACCGCCCTATCAGCGACATCACTAGACAAAGGATGTCGGAAGCAGCCCGCGGCCGGACATTGTCGCCAGAGGCACGGGCAAAGGTGTCTGCTGCAGTCAAAGGCCGTAAGCCGTCTGAAAAGGCCCTCAGTTTGATTCGCGGGAACAAGTATGCGCTGGGCTACCGGCACACGCCAGAGGCCATCGCCAAGATCACAGAGAAGGCGCGCAACCCGTCGCCAGAGACACGGCTTCTGCTCCAGGCCGCAGCGAACAAGAGATGGGCGGCGCACAGAGAAAGGATCGCGAATGCCTCCCGATAGTCAGGGCAACGCTTTGCCGGGTGAGCCGGGGTACACGCCCCCGCCCGCAGGGATCATCAACCAGACCACGCCCGCGAGCGGGCAGGTAGCGGGCTTCAACGCGTCCCAAGCCACCGCGAGCCAGGCCACCGCGACGCCGTACGACGTCGCCCCGAACCAGACCGTCGCGACGAACCTGAACAACATCGTCGCCGATGACTCGCCGCTCCTGCAGCAGGCACGCCGGCGCGCGATGGATACCGCCAACGCCCGGGGGCTGCTGAACTCGAGCATCGCCGCCTCCGCCGGCGAGAGCGCTGTGCTCGACGCCGCGCTCCCGATCGCGCAGCAGGACGCCGCCACCTACAACCAGGCGGCGACGAATACGGCGAATGCGAAGAATCAGGCGTCGCTCACCAACGCTCAACTCTCAACCGGTGTTGCGCAAAGCAACGCCGCTTCGGTGAACGTGGCGCAAGCGCAGACGGCGGACGCGGCGAACAAGGCGCAGCTGCAGAAGACCGCCGGCGAGCTGCAGACGCAGCTTGCCAACATCCAGTCGAACACCACGCTGTCGGTCGCTGAGAAGCAGTCGCAGACCCAGCAGCTGATCGACAACGCGGACAACGCCACGAAGGTCCAGCTCGTGACGATGCAGGCCGCCAACGATCTCGCCAAGATCGACGCAACCGGCGGCATCCAGCAGACGCTGCAGTCCCTGCACGACCAGAACAGCCAGCTGTTGCAGGCCTCGAGCTCCGCGTCTGCGCTGTATCAGTCCGCGCTCCAGGCGATGACCTCGATCACGACGGACCCGAACATCGTTGACAAGAAGAGCGCGCTCAACAACTCAATCACTGAGCTGAACGCCGCCCTCCAGACGCTGGGCGGTATCCAAGGCCTGAACCTCGCGGCCTACGTCAACTTCTCGTAGGAGACAGAGTGGGCTTCTTTACCAAGATACGGGATCTTGTCGAGGGTTCCGCGGCTGTCGTTGGCAACTACCTCGCCCCGGGCAGCGGCGCGATAACCTCGCGCCTAGTCAGCAAGGGCGCGCAGAAGGAACTCGACAGCCCTCTCGGTAAGCTCGCGATGGTCGGCTCCGGCCTGGCGGGTTCGATCCAGAACGTCGGCGGTCTGACGGGCGGCGCGCAGACGGTATCCGTCGCGGGCGCCGTCACCAACGCACTCGGTACTCTCACCGGCAACAAGTCGCTCTCGACTCTCGGCAGCGCCATGTCGCTGGGGTCGACCGCCTATGGATTGTCTGGCTTCGGGACTTCCGCGGCTAGCGAAGGACCCGCCCCCGTGTTCGAAGCTGTCGGCAACACCACAGGCGCGCCGGCTGTGAATCTTTCGGTCGGCACGAATACCCCCGATGACGTCTTCGGTAAAGTCACCGGTCAAACCGACACGGGCGGCATCCAGACGCAGCTTCCCGCCGCACCGGCACCCGCCAGCAGCACGCCGCCCGCCAGCGGTTCCGTGCTGAACGGCGGTGATACCGCCGGGTGGCAGCAGAACCCCACAACCGGCGCGTACGAGCAGACGCCGTCGCAGACCAGCGGCAGCAGCGCCGCCAAGGCGATGTGGGAAGCGGTCAACAAGTTCGCGGTGGACAACCCCAAGATTTCCGGGGCGATCGCCGCGGCTGCGGTACCTGCGGCGTTTGGTTTCGTGTCCGGCATCGTACCGTCGCACCTCAAGGCCGCCCAGACCAAGGCCTACGAATCGCAGTCTCGGCTCACCGACGCGCAGACCGCGGTTGCCAATTCGGTCGCGGCTGCGCGTGCGGCTCCGGTGCCGCTGCTCGGCGCGGCTCCGCGGCCGACCCCGACCTACGCGAACGGGGGTGGACTCATCAACGGGAGGCTCGTGGCGTGAAGGGATCCATGCTTTCGGACAACAGCATCATCGCTCAGGCGGAGAAGCGCGTCGAAGCGCTCATCCCCGCGCAACAGCGCGAGGCGTACTTCAAGATCGTCATCGCCGGCAACAAGATCCTGATGCAGGGCGGCCCGCAAAGTCCGCTCGCGTCGCTGAAGACGGAAGAGGATCCCATCACCGCGCTCGTGCACGGCGTCGTCGGGATCCTGCAGATCCTGCGCCACATGAGCAACGGCACGATGCCGGTGCCGATCGCGATCGCAGCGGGCATGACGCTCGTCCTGCAGGGGCTCGACTTCATGGACCGCACCGGTATTCAGAAGATCGGCAACCAGGAGATCGACGCCACGGTCCAGCTCTACAACGATGTCGCGCTCCCCGCGATGGGCGTCAAGGCCGCCGACCAACAGGCGATCGCCAGCCAAGGGTTGGGTGCGCTGCACGACCCGAGCACCGCAGCGAAGGTCCAACACGTGATGGGGGTGAACAGTGCCGCTGCTTGACTGGGGCCAGGCCCTCGAGAACGCAGGCAAGGCCGGCGAGCAGGCGGCCCTCTCCTACAACCTGCAGGCGCAGAAGGACGAGGCCGACCAGGCGCGTATCCGGCTTGCGGCCGATCTCGCCGAGCAAGCGAAGGTGGCCGAGGAAGGCCGCCGGCCGCTCCTCGAGAAGAACATTGCCCAGGCGAAGCAGGATGTTCTCGACCGCGCCCGCACCGATCAGGTCGCCCGCATCGACGCGAAGGCGAAAGAACTCGACGACGCGACGCAAGTCGGCATGATCAACGACTGGTACAGCAAGCAGCCGGAAGCTGAAGGCAAGCGCTCGAACCTCACGGCCGCGGACATCACGGACGAAGAGCGCGCTCAGTTCCCCGTGACGCAGGCGCAACAGGACCGCAACCGCGCACGTGCTGGCATCCTCACCGGCGACATCTCGCCCAAGGATGCGCTCGCCGATGAGGCGAAGGAGCTGCAGCGTCAGATGTCTGCCGCGCTCGCAGCACAGAAGTACGACCTCGCGGTGCAGCTCGCCAACACGAAGGGCGACTTCGCGATGCTACTGGCCGGGATGAAGCAGTCCGGCAAGAGCGCACGCGAGGAGCGTACCGATGCCTTCAAGCTGATGAAGGAGACGGACGCCGACATCACTTCGGTCGATCGGGACATCACCGCCGCCAACCGCATCGTGGCGACGAGCCTCGACGAGGAAGAAAAGAAGGGCGCGAAAGAGGACCTTGCACGCCTCCGGGGTCGGCGCGATCAGCTGCAGAGCTTCAAGCGGCGCATCGCCACGGAGTACGACATCCGGCTGCCGGAGTTCGAGCCCGCAGCAGCAAGCACCGACCAGCCGTACTCAGGCACCAACCCGGCACGCCCCAAGACGCGAGCTGAAGTCGAAGCGCTACCGCCGGGGACACCGTTCGTGAACCCCGACACCGGCGCGATACAGCAGCGCAAGGCGACCAAAGCCCAGCCGGGTGCTACAGCCACGGAGCCCGCGGCACCGACTACTAAGGTCGACCCTGGAGCTGAAATGCCGGGTGAGGAAGACGCTCGCCAGCGACGTAAGGCTGCGCAAGAAGCGGCTGACGCAGAGCGCAGAGCCAAGCTCAAGCAGCGCCAGCAGGCGGAGTTCGCAAACGCCGGCCTAATTAATTCGGCAGGTCTTTAAAGCATTTGCTATACTTCTGCTAATCATCTTTGGCAGAAGTAACACTCCGCCACACAAAACTCAGTAGCAGCAAGAGCACCACGGTCGGCACTACGCCGCCGAGGTGTTTGTCGCCCATCGCCTGCGTCACAAGGGACCAAACAAGAAAGATCCCACCGCACGCGGATGCCGCCTTCACGTACCGCATAGGTGCTTCCTCCACGGAGTAGCGCTCCCTGGGTGAGGTTGCCATAGACGGAGCAGAACCGCAATGCCCATCGACGTCACCGATCTCGCCGAGCCGTACAACCCCAAGCAAGACCGGTTCGCCGATCTCGCGGAGCCGTACCGTGCGCCCGAAAAGCCGGAGAGTCTTCTTGGCACCGCCTCCCGTCGCTTCGGGGAAAGTTTCGAACAGATTCCGCAGCTGGCGTATGGTGCTGGTGCGGGTGTCGCTGCTGCTGCGGAGACCGCTTTTGGAGAGGGTGGTTTCGCGACCGCACTTAAACAGGCGGCGATCGACGGCTACAAGCGGTGGGAAGACAAGATTGCCGCAGAGTCGCGCTCGTATGACTCGCTAGACACAGCGTGGGATGACGCCAAGAAAGGCTCCCCCGGTGGGCTCCTGCACTGGCTCACGGGCGCGCTAGGGTACGGCGCCGGGCAGCTGTCGCAAGCGGTGGCGACGGGCGGAGTCGGTTCGCTCATCGGGCGCATGGGCGCACAGACGGCTGCGGAAGCGGTGGCCGGTGCGCTCGTCAAGAAAGAACTCGCGAAGCTCACAGCGACCAGTACCGGGAGAGCGCTTGTCGCCGAAAAAGGTGTCGAAACGGCTGGCGACATCCTGGCGAAGCAAGCGACTGCAAATGTCGCTGGGAAACTCGGCGGCGCCACCGCGGTTGGTATCGGTGCCGCTGGGCAAGAAGGCGGCGAAATTTTCGGTGAGCTCACGAGCACCCACCGCGATCGAGCGCTCACCGGGGATGAGCTGGCCCGCGGCATGGGCGGCACGATCGTGGCAACCGGCGAAGAGTTCCTCGGCGACATGCTCGGCATCGGCGCCGTCTTCGGCAAGCTGCCAGTTGGCAAGGCGATCCGCGATCTTCCTGGCGTCAAGGGGCGCGTAGCACGGGCCTTCGTAGGTTCGCTAGAGGCGGCGCCACTTGAAGCGGCGACGGAGTACGAGCAGACCATTGCCGAGGAGTACGGTAAGGGTAAAGAGAGCTCGCTGCTTAACCCGTTGGCGATCTCAGACGAGACCGCGAAACAAGCGCGAGAGGCGGCTGCGCTCGGTTTTGTTGGCGGTCACGCCGCGGGCACTATCGGCGGGCTCCTCACCGGGTCGCCGAAGCAGCCGACCACCCCTCCGGCCGACGTCCTCGACGCCGGCAGCGTGGACGAAGCGATCGAGCGCTTCAAGTTCGATCTCACCGGCGAGCGGCCGAAGGTCGACTTCGCCGAGATCGCGCGGACCTACAAGGATCACACCCCCGAGCAGATCACCGCCAACCAGACGCTGCTGGAGCGGGCGCTGGAGAACGATCTGGGCTTCGGCCGCGACGAGGCCACCGGCCAGGCGACGGTCGGCGGGCAGGCGATCAAGTCGATCGCACCGCAGGATCTGCCGACCGAAGGCGAAGGCCTGACGCGCGACGCGTACGAAGCGATCGCAGCGCTGAACAAGGCTCGCGGTCGCGAGACCGTGGTCTACGAGGCGAACGACAATCTGCCCGACGGCTTCGTCAGCCGCAGCACCGCGGACAACGTCGCCTTCATCTCCAACCGCACGACGGTTGATCCGGCAGTGGTGGCCGCCCACGAGGTGGACCACCTCGCCACCGAAGGCGACAAGCAGGCGCAGTACGCGAAGGTCGTGCAGGAGGAGCTCACCGAGCAAGCGCTCGAGCTCGCCCGCGCACGGCACGGGGAAGACCAGCCCCCCGGCCGGATCATGTCCGAGATCCGCGGCGACCTCGCCGGGGACGCAATGGCGGACCCCACGTTCCACGGTCGCATCATCGAGAAGATGCGCGACCAGCTCGGCGAGAAGCAGGCCGAGCAGACAGCAACAGCTTTCCTCGATTCAATCAAGGCCCTCATCGATAGAGTGCGCGCCGTCCTCACGGGGACGACGTTCACCACCCCCGATGGGAAGCGGCTCGCAACCCAGTACGTCAAGAACCTCGAAAGGGTCCATGACGCACTCGCGGCAGCGATCGCCGATAACTTCATCAAGCAAGGGTACCACCCGCCTGGTCGACAGGCGAACAGTTCGCAGTTGATCCTGCAGCAGGCGATCGATCTTCGCCGTGCGAAGGACGAAGCGGTCACCATCCCGTGGACGCAGCGCACGCTCGCCCACAACAAGGCGATGAAGGCCGAGTTCCCGAAGCCGCCGAAGGGCGCTTCACCTGAGCTGAAGATGGCGCTCGCCGCCGCGGAGAAGTCCAATGGCGCCCGCTCGCCGGAAGAGCGGCTGAACATACAGGCGATCTTCGAGGGCGTGCAGCGGTCGCCGAAACAGACACCGGCCGATTCTCTCCTGACCCGCGTACGGAAAGCCATCCTCGGCGAAACGGAGAGCGAGGTGCGAGCGCGCGTGCGCAATCGCGCGCTCGCAGAAGCCCAGCGCCTGGCAGTCATGCAGGCAGCTAGGGGTGCTGATGACATCGACGCAGGGGTTCGTCTTCCTCCACTGGAGCCAGGCGACTACGTCCTGAAGAACGCACTCTCTGAGGCGGAAAGGCTCGTCCGCGGCAAAAGGCGGTTGGCGTACGAAGAGCAGAAGGCGCTGGACGCGACCACCGGCCTCGTCGAGGACGGCAAGCTCACCGCTGCCGGGCGTGAGAAGCTGGCGGAACTCAAGCAGCGTGAGCGCATGGACGCCGCGCGCTGGATGCTGCAGCAAGGCCGCAACCCGAAGCGCGAAGTCGAGCGGCTGAAGAACGAAGCGCAGGCCTCCCCGAAGATCGCCTCCCTCGCCCAAGCAGCGAGCAGCAAGCGAGAGGCAGCGCTCGCCGAACTGAAGGAAGTGCGCGCCAGCATCAAGTCGCTGGAGGGCGCGTTCGGCAAGATGCAGGTGTCGGCCTCGCGCTACGACAAGCGCAAAGGCGAACTGCGCGCCCGCGAGCAGGAACTCGTCGAGGAAGCGAACCGGCTGAATCGCACCAGCAAACAGCTGGCCGCTAAACCGGCGAACGCCCCGGCCGCTGACGTGTCGCAAAAAGCCGAAAACGTCGACACATCCGCAGAACGTGTCGTCACCGTAAACATCGGCCTAAACGTCGGCGACCAGGCCGACGCCATCACCCCCACGCAAGCGATCACCGCGCTGCGCCTCGCAGGCGTCAAGGTCCTCTCGTCGAGTGTCCGGCAGTCCAACACCGAGCGCACGCTGGTCGCGCGCCTCGATCGTCCGCTCACCCCGGACGAGGCACACCGGGTTGCGCTCAACACCCGGCAGGAGGCGATCGCACAGAAGGTCGGCGATGAAGGCGAGCTCTACGGGCCGCAAGCGGAGAACTGGCGGCCGTTCAACCCTGAGTACTTCCTCGATGATGGGGAGGGCGGTGACCGCCTGCAGTTCTCGCCGAAGATCCACCAGAAAGCGGTAGATGTAGCCGCCCGGTACGTGGAGAGCCGCGGGCAGAAGTACTCCACCCCCGTTCGCATCGAGAAGCTGAACACCGAGCTATCGGCCCGCATCGCGAAGGCGTATGACGAGATGGCCCACGACCCCGACAACCCGGAGGTCAAGGCTGCGTATCGGGCAATGATCGACGAGACTTTGGCCCAATGGCGTGCGATCAAAGCCTCGGGCCTGAAGGTCGAGTTCATCCGCGGCGAGGACCCGTACGCCGTGTCGCCGCGGCAGGCGATCGCCGACGTCACCGAGAACAACCACCTCTGGGTCTATCCGACCGACTCCGGCTTTGGTAGCGACGCGACGGACGTCAGCGGCAACCCCCTGCTCGAACTCACCGACGAAGTAATCGACGGCCACCGCGCTCGCGCGAACGACATCTTCCGTATCGTCCACGACTACTTCGGGCATGTCAAAGACGGTAATGGCTTCCGCGCGTTAGGTGAAGACAACGCTTGGCGCTCGCACTACGCCATGTTCTCGCCGCTCGCCCGCCGGGCGATGACGACCGAGACGCGCGGCCAGAACTCGTGGGTGAATTACGGGCCCTACGGCGAAGCGAACCGGACTGCCTCCGGGGCGGACACGCACTACGCGCCGCAGAAGACCGGCCTCTTGCCAGAGTGGGTCGAGCAGGCAAGCGGGGTCGAGGCGTCTGCGTTCGACAACTGGTTCGGCGGCAGCAAAGCGCTAGACGAGAAGGGCGACGCCCTCCGGCTGGTGCATGTCACGAACAAGGACATCGAGGCGTTCGAGCCGAATAACGGTATTGCCGGCTGGTTCGCCGACGAAAAGTATGCTGACGGGTTTGCCCGCGGCCGGTACGGCTTTTGGAAGTTCGCGCACCTGCCTTGGCAGGAGCAGTACATCTACACCGACGGGTTGAATTACTTGCCGGTCAACATCGCCATCCGCAACCCGTTTGACCTGAGCGGCATCGGAGACATCGCCAAGCGGTTCGAAAGCGGCGAGGAGCGCGAGGCCGCCCTCGTGCAAGTTGCGGATCTTGTGGGCACTACGCCAGAGGAGATCGAGGCAGCGTTCACCACGCACGAGGTCAAGGATCCTTACAACGGGCGGGTCGTCGAGACGGAGACGCAGAACCAGCGGCTCTACAACCTGGTGAACAACCGCGCGGTGGCGGAGGCTTTGCGCGCCAAAGGGTATGACGGCTTCACGGCGACTGAGGCCGGGCACAAGGTGTTTGCCGTGTTCGACCCGTCTCAGGTCAAGTCGATCTACGCGAAGGCGTTCGACCCGAACGATGCTCGCATCCAGGCTTCACCCCGTCAGACCGATAAGCGCACCGGCGTCTCCCTCACCAAGGCCCAGCGCTTCGCCTCCTCCGAAGATTTCAAGTACGGCGACAGGCTGCCGTTCACCGTTGCGAACCAGGTCGAGCTCGGCGAACTGCTGCAGGAACTGTCCACCACGTACGCGCCCGCGCGCACGGCCGACACCCCGGAGAACCGCGAGTTCGTCGCCCGCGTGATCGAGCACGAGGTGCGGCTTGCCCTTGAGCACGGTGGCTCGCGCGACGCGATCGGCTGGTACAGCCACATGGTTGACGCAACGCGGCGCATCACCGCACTTGTCCACCCGGAGCTCGCCACCGACGAGGACGCGTGGCTCGCATTCACGTACGCGCTCGCGGTGACCTCCAACGGGCACACGATCGAGCAGAACGTCGCCAACGCCTTCAAGGTGTACGAGCGCTACAAGCGCAACAGCAAGATGCCAGCGATCGGCTTTGGCCTGGTGCGCAACTCCATGATCCCCGCGTTTGAGCGGTGGAACTACCAGGTAAGCGAGAAGGGCATCGATGGCTACCGCAAGTTCCTGCTCTCCAAGCACCCGGTGCAAGAGATCAAGAAGTTCGCGCCGAACGTGAAGGAGGTCGTGGCCGAGCCCGTGTACGGCGGGGTCGTCATTGGTTCGAAGATCGGCGGCGGGTTCCTGCAGAACATCCAGAAGAATTTTGACGCGCTGACGATGGACCGGTGGTTCATGCGGACCTGGGGCCGGATCGTCGGCCGCCTCGTGTCCGAGCAGACCGTCCGGCGCGAACAGAAGATCAAGAACGGCTTTACCGGCAAGCTGGTCTCGACGGGCAAGTACGTCAGCTCCCGGGAGATGGCGCTGATCGACGACCCGGGCAATGGCGGCAACCGGCACTACATCCGTGCCACCGTCCAGATGGCGCTCGAGCGCCTGCAGAAGGACTACCCAGAACTAACCGCGGCAGACCTGCAGGCCGTTTTGTGGTATGAAGAAAAAGACCTCTACACCATGCACGGGGTCAACGATGAGGAGCCGACCGATTATGCAATCGAAACCGCCAAATACGTCGAAGCCAGGGGCGTCAACCGGGACCTCGTCGAAGCAGCCCGCCGAGAGTTGGGGCAACCCGCCGGAGGCACCGCCGAAGGTGGACGATCAGAAACTGGCGCAGTACATAGCGAGCCTGAAGAACTCGCCGCCTCCGAGTCCCGAGGAGCAGGAAGAGCAGCAGTCGATGGCCGACGCGATGGCGAAGGCACGCAACGCTCTCCGCGGCAACCAGACTCCGTAAGCCTCAAGGGCGTCCACTTCTCCTCGCAGCCGCGCGAGGTCCTGGACGGCAGCTACTTCGGCACCGGCATGAATGGTGCCGAGGTCGAGCGCGTGATGCGCGCTGATGACACGCGGCTCAAGGTGCGCGTCTACGCGTACGTCAACACGGGCGAGGGCGTGTACCCCGAGAAGTACGTCGGCGGCCAGCCGCACGTGCTCGCGCTCGACAACCTCTACGACCTGAACAGCGACCCCCGGGGTCTTCGCCCGCTCACGGACAACGCGCTGGAGAGCGCGATCCTGGATGCCGGGTTCGACGGCTACTTCACGCGCGTCGATCGGCAGGCGATCGCGGTCGTCATGGGCGATGCCGCACGCGCGGTGAAAGCTGAAGCCAAGTCTGGCGGGTACCGCGGGGCTGACCTCGAGACCCCGCCGGCGGTCACGCTCACCCCGGCAGACCTCGCCGCCAAGCGCGTGATGGAGGACCGCTCGCTCCCGTCCGGGCAGATGAAGGGCGCGGACTGGATGGCGCTCGTGCCGGAGGTTGCCGGTCGTCTGCGCGAGGGCGAGTTCTACTACAAGGACGCGGTGGCGCGGGAGGCGGGCAAGGCTGCGGCTGTGCAGGCGTCGCCGAAGCAGTTGCTTGCGCCGAATGGGCAACCGAGCAAGCTCACCCCGGAGCAGTACGCACAGGTCCGCTCGCCGGAGTTCAAGCGCTGGTTCGGCGACTGGGAGAAGTTCGCCAAGATGGACGGCGGCGTCTGGAACGACGACAAGAAAGCTGTATCCAAGGTCGTCGATCCTGGGACTGGCGAACCCCGCGTCGTGTACCACGGTAGCACTAAGGCGGGGTTCAATACATTCCAGCTCTCCGAGGGGCGACGCGATCGTCCTCCGTCCGCATTCTTTACCTCGGACCGCAACGGAGCCCGCACGTACTCTGGTACTCGCGCCGAGGCTGAGACCGCGGATGATGGCGAGACCGACGGAGCGCGCGGTATCTACTCTGTGTTCCTCAATATCCGCAACCCGGGTGAGGAATACTTCGAGGGAGCGAACTGGGACGGCCAGCGGTTCGAACGCGCGTATGTGGTAGTGGAGGAAAACGGGGACCGCGCCTACGGACCGAACGGTAGCGCGTACATGACCGAGAGCGAAGCCGAAGCTCTCGCCGAGAAAATCGGCGGCACCGTCGAACACGAGCCGGACATGTTCATGTCAACGGACAGTGTCGTGCGTTACGCCGCGAAGTACGGCAACGATGGTGTAATTATCCACGACGTCGAGGACCACGGCGGCGAAGCCGATCACTACGGCACGTCAGACGTGTACGTCATACTCGACGCGAACCAGGTAAAGAGCGCTGTCTCTAACACCGGCAAATTCAGCAAGCGCTCTGACGACATCCGTAAGTCGCCAAAAATCGTCGGCGCCTCCAAGCGACCGTACACGCCCGAGCAGCTGCGCATGTTCGCGCGCACCGGCCGCACGATCGACGAGAAGTCGTTCGCCGACAAGCTCAAGGACATGCGCAAGGACCTGGGCAAGAAGCTCGCGCAGGGGATCGCGGATCAGTTCGCGCCGCTGAAGGAACTGAGCCCGATGGCGTACATGCTCGCGCGCCTGTCGCGGGGCACGGCCGGTGCGTTCGAAGCGCTCCTGCACCACGGCAAGCTCTCGATCCGCGGTGGCGCCTACGACGCAGACCGCACCGGCGGCTTCATCGAAAAGGTCGGCATCCCGCTGCACGGCGAGATGGAGGACTTCCTGTGGTGGGTGGCGGCGAATCGCGCCGAGCGGCTCTCGGCCGAAGACCGCGAGCACCTCTTCTCCGAGCGCGACATCGCGGCCGGCAAGAGCCTCGCCACCGGCCAGACCGACTTCGACTACACGCTCGCGAACGGCACGGTCACGCGCAACCGGGCCCTCATCTACCGGGACTCGCTCACCAAGTTCGAGGCCTTCAACAAGAACGCGATCGACATCGCCGTCCAGTCCGGCCTCATCGACGGCACCACCCGCTCTACCTGGGAGAACGAGTTCTACGTCCCGTTCTACCGGGTGAGCGAAGAGGACGGCGGCTTCGTGGGCGCGAAGCTCGGCAACGGCCTGGTGCGCCAGCGCGCCTTCAAGCACCTGAAGGGCGGCACGGACAAGTTGAACTCAGACCTCCTGCAGAACACGCTCGCCAACTGGGCGCACCTGATCGACGCCTCCGCGAAGAACCGTGCGGCGAAGGAATCCCTCGAGGCGGCGGAGCGCATGGGGGTCGCGATCCACGCACCGGCGGCCACCGTCGCCGCGATGGGGCGCTCGATCGGCCGGCGCAACGGCACGGTCTGGTACATG